GTTTAAGTTTACTACAACTGGCTGACCACCTGCTGATTGTCCTTTACTGTGATCGATAACAGTTTCGTTAGGATGCAGAATTGCAGGGAATCCACCTTTGCCATCAACACCGCCAGAACGTGATCCTCTACCTGTGTATCCACCACCTGCAAAAGAACCTTCAGTCCCTGGAGTTGCCATTGGAAGAACTCCTGCGACTCGCAAAGCAGGTGTTAAAGCACCCTGCTGAGCAAATCCCATGATTTTATTTGTTATTGATTGCTGAATTGCCATCCGAATCAGGTCATTGATGATCGATGTAGCCATACTCTTGAAAGCCTGTGAAGCACTCTGTGTGCCATTGATTAGCCCAACTAATGCATCTTCCATCGAGGTAACTGCATTGACCTCGATATCTTTCATTTTCAATCCATACTCTTGTACGGTCTTGGTTAATTTTTTGACCTCTGTATCTGTTTTTGCAACGGTACTGGATAATTTCTTGAATGCATCATCAGAAGTTTCAACTGCATCTGGAACAATAACTGTTAAATCTTGTTTCAATGCATCTGCATTCTCTTCAAGCAATTTGAAATAACCAAGGAGTGCAGTTAAGCCACCGACTGCACTACCGATTACTTTTCCTTTGCGGCCTAATGTTGCTCCTAACGCTCCGCCTACTTTTACGCCAAGCCATGTAGCACCAACAGCCATAAGGACTTGAGCATTTCTAGTAACGAATTGGAATAATTTTAACAAATTAGATGTGAAGGATTTGACTCCACTGATTACTTGTGGGTCTTTCAAAACTTCTGTTAATGCTTTGACTTGTTTTGTCGCTTCATCAATCAATCCAGTATCAGCTAGCTCAACTTTTAGATTAAACCAAGCATCTTGCATCATTGAGACTTGGCCGATATATGTGTTGGCTAAATCTTTGGTTGCTCCTTTGGCACTTGTTGTACCGTCAGCAAATGCTGAAATTATTTGTTTTCTGGTTTCTTGTGCAGAATAAGTTACGCCAGATTGAAATCCTAAAAACGCAGATACACCACGCTCGCGGAATAAATCTGCTGATGCAATACCTGCTGCAAATGACCTCTGCAACTGACTTGCTGCTTCTACAAAAGACAATCCTGAAACAGCGGCTAAGTCGCCAGTAATTTGCAATAACCCATTGAGTTCATCAACGCTACCCGCAACAGTCAAAAGTTGCGCGGAGCCTTGTTGAATTTCTTCAAGTGCAAAAGGTACGCTAGATGCGTACTGAGTCATTATTTGGAATGCTTTAGAACCACTTTGAACTGAGCCAGTTAAGTAATTCAATCTAACTCGTAATGCTTGAACTTGCGCTCCGGTATCAATAACAGATTTCAAAAATACGCCACTGGCGATTCCAATACCTGCTAAAGCTACTTTGAGTTTATTGACTGATGACTTTAGGCTATCTGACGCACTTTTAGTCCTCTGAAATACCTTTGAGGCTTCGTCTTTGGCGATTATGCGAATTTTAATTTCTTCAGGAGTTGCCATCACGATGCCTCAGTTGAAAGTATGCGATCCATCCATTGAACTCATCGTAAGTCATTGCCTCAACATCAGCCACTTTCATGTGTAGCATTTCTGCAAGGCTATACTTAGCCATCAATTCAGGATCGCTTTCTAGTTTCCCGCCATATCTTCAGTAGTCTGGCTTTCCGCGATCTGGTTTGCGATTCTAGTGATAACAGCCGGATCAACTTGATTCATCAAAACTGGCTTATCGCTCAAATCAAAAACCTTTTTTCCATCTTCAGTCAGGCATTTCATAATGACTAATCGAACAATGAATTCCATGTCATCATCTTTGGCAAATTTCGCCAAACTTTTCCTGTCCGCTAATGTAAATGGTTCTGAATATAAAATTGTTGGGTTTCCAGACTCATCAGACCATTCAGGTACTTCAATTACCTTTGTTTCTTGCGTATCGAAATGCGCTTTTGCTCTATCTAAAATACTCATGTTGTTTCTCCGTATCGAAACCCGTGTTTGGTGTCATCGGCAGACAGGACACGGTAACCTGCTTTTCGGGTGCTACCCTAGCCGATAACCAGGTTATACAGTTGTAGTTGTCACTGCGCCATTCGCTGCGAACGCATAAGACGCTTCTACCATTCCGTCAAACGATGCAGAAGCACCTTCTTCTGTGATAATCACGGACGCTGTGTAATAGGTATCACCTGCGCCATCGCCTTCAGGATAAAGGTTCAGAGTTACTTCTGATCCGGCTGTCATTGCGCCTTGTCCAGTAGCATCTGTCTCATCCCAATATGCAGAAATTGATCCAGTAGCAGAAGTCAGTGAAGGCTTGTATGTGCGAGCAGAGTCACCCATAGTTGTATCTTCAACCGTATCGCTGCTGATCGTGATAGACCAGTCGCGTACTTCAGCCACAGTGTTTGAGCCGACTTTTACGACTCCTTCAGAACCTTTATGCGTTGCCATCTTCAATTACCTCTTTTGTTTCCGGCTTTTTGGAAGTCGCCTGAGTAGGCTTTTTCTCCGTCCATCCTTTGCGCTTCATTTCTTCCACGCGATCAGGTTGCACAGAAATCGGTTGTTCAGCGTTTTTGTGGTACATCTTCATTAAGTGTTACCTCTGACGAAATTATACATGACATTGACTGTAACGATAACGCCACCAACAGGCGATATTGCACCTTCATCAGTTTCAATCGAAACAATCTGAGTATCTAAAGCATTACCACCGCGAGTACGGTCTACGTCTAGTGCTTCTTCAATAGTCTCTACAAGATTGTTGCGCGCAGCATCAATCGTTGTAGATTTGACATAGCCAATCAATTCATAAGTAATCACGCCTTCTCTGCGAATTGCATCATTTCCAATCGTGACATCTTCACGCGACTCGCTAGCGGTCTGAATAAGAATTGCAGGGAATTGGGCATTTGATAATTCGTTAAAATCAAATGGCTCGCGTGTAACATAGACAGGCGTGACAGGCGTTGTTGCTGCTTGAAGTGTCGTTACAATGTTTGATGCTACGGATTCACGGACGCTCATTTAGTAAGCCTCTTGTAGAAGAATTTGCGCAAGAAATTCTTTTCCCGCTGATTGAAGCCAAAGAATGGTCTAGTCCGATTATTCCAATATGCTTTTTTAGCTTCTATTGCTCTACTAAATCCAATTTCAGCAGTTAACTTTGATTTATCAACTGTTGATTTGATAGAACTCAACATATTTCCACTGACCATGAGGTTTACTTTGCCTGAAGGATCGCCACCAAATGCTCTGCGCGTTTTAGTGCGAGGCCAACCTTGTGCTTTTGCTTGCGCATACTGTGGAGAATATCTTTTGAATCTCGATTGGTATCCTTTGCCTTTTTCAGTGCGATCAAGAATTACCACGATTCCCTGTTGTGCCGTTGTAGATAAAGCATGAACAATATCTTTGGAATATTGCCGCCCTAATTTTTTGAACAGACGATCAACTTCACTAAAGTCAATGACTGATGAAGTGTTCATCTGGTCAACCGTCCTGCAACATACAGGTCTTTCTCATCGTCCTGTACTGTTCCATCTTCATCAGCATCATATTCGACACCATCTTTGAACACGGATTCCATCTCTTGTGAGAACAGATCACGGTAGAAGGAAATCATTTCGCGGAATCTGTCGCCATCAACCCAGTTGGTCAACTGAGGCAACGCGTACTTCCATAACACCAAATATGCGTTAGCGCGTGTCCACTGAGTATCTGTCAGCAATGACTCATTCATCTCGCCTTTGTAGTTAGTGCGAGGCCACCACTTGTAACGAATCTCGCGCTTGATGTCGGACTCTGCCTTTGCGTGTTCAGCAGAAAAGTCAGAGATACCTAGAGACAGGATGTCAGGAACGATTGCTGTTAAATCTGAGTCAGTAGAAAACGCCATTACCACTTCACCTTATCAGCCCAATATGCTGCTGAGAATTTGCCCTTTGCAATGTTCTTGGCATGACGCGCCTTGAACGCTCTACGTCTTGCTCGATCAGTAGATGATTCACCTTTGCGAAATGGCGAACCTTTAACACCTTGTTGACCGAAACGAATCAGGCGAACTTTATCACCTGACTTAGCTAATACTGCATGGCTCTTGTTGGGATGCTTAGGAGTGCGCTTTGGTTTGTTGTAACCTGCGAACCTTTGTCCTCGATAGGTAATTGCCATGAAACCTCCTAGTGAGAAAACCGCCCCGTAGGGCGGCATCTCGTCAGATCTTACAGTCCTGCGTCAAAGTACATCTCAACACCGTAAGCATCGTCTAACTCGCCTACGCCATAGATGGCAGTAGCGTTTAGCTCGAAACCACGGTTAGATGCATCGCGCTCTGGCTCAAGGTTGAAGTCACGCTTCATAGCCATTGCAATCGCTTCTGGTGCGAATACAGCACCTTTAGCATCGCCTGAACCGTCAACAGCTACGTTTGATGATTCAAAGATGTCGATACCTGCGATTGTGCCAACATAACCAGTACGCATTGCTTCGTTCTGGAGATCGCCACCGTTAGGGTTAGCGAATGTGTTGGTCAAGTTAGCCTTCAAAGCATAGGTCTGG